CTCGGGATCGGGGTGATGACGAACGACGGGCTGCACCCGAACGCATCGGCCGCGGCGCTCATGGCCGCAACGGTGCCGGTGAACTCGATCCTGTCGGACTGACCCCCGCTCGTAACGGCTCACTACCGGCGGCCGGACCGGCGATGCAGGCCCCTCCGGCGCACAGACCGATCCGGCCGAACCCCAAGGATCCCACGCAGTCCCGCGAAGTGGAGCTCGCGGAGAAAGAAGAGCCCCGCCGGGGACTCTCGTCCACGCCGGCGGGGCTCCCGGCCGCCGGCAGGGGGGATGCGGCGGCCGATACCGCCCGAATACAGGGGGATGCACAGGCGGCAACCCGGAACTTTACTTCATCTTTGAACCAGGCTGAAGCCCGCCCACAGTGTCCCTCCGTCGGTGCGGCCGGTGGAGGCGCCGACCGCACCGCCAGTGACGCCCGCGGCGTCACACGGATCCCCGCCGTCCAAACTCCACAGCCGGGCGGGCGCACAACGTCGGGGTTACGCACTGCCGAAGGTGAAGAAGCGAGGAGCCGAACGCGATGTCCAGCCCTCCCCGGCAGTCCACCACGCTTCGGCGAGATGAAGGTATCGACAAACCGGGCGTAACGCCAACAGGTTGCTGACCGCTCGTATCACACGACGCGTGCTGCGTGCGCCTTCGGGGCCCTCCCGTAACGGCTCGCAATTGGCGGCCGGCTCGCACTGCGCAGCCCCCTGCGAGGCACAGTCCGAACCGGCCGGTCTCCAGCCTTCCACGCCCACCCGGGATGAGGACGGTATCGGACAGAAAACCCCGCCGGAGAGAGAGTGGGGGCAACTCCGGCGGGGCCTCGGTCACCGTGCAGGGGGAGTGACGGTGACAAGACCAACGGTATCGAAGGCCGGGCGACCTCGTGGGAAATCGGCTCACGAACCCCGCTCGAATAGGTGAAGCCCCGCCGGTGATCTCTGTGACGATCCGTCCGGCGGGGCCTGGCCGCCGGACGGGGGAGAACGGCGACCAAGATCAACTCTAGGCGGGCAGCAGCCGGCGTGCAGACCTCCCGTCAGCACCGGCTCACGATGGGCTGGCTGTACGAGTTCATGCGGATCATGGTGAACGGCATGGCGTGCATGAGCGGGCTGATCCCAGACATGCCGCAACCGCGAAATGTGGGGGGTGCAGCCCTTCAGGGAGGACGAGTCCACGCACGCTCGGCGGCAGGCCTCGACACGGGAGAGCCTCGCCGTACTGCGCGTCGCGGCGAGGCCCAGCCGCCGAACGAAGGGAGAGGCGGCCGAGGTCAACTCTATGCGCGCGAGGCGCGAACCTGCAGCGCCCCGAGATCACTCATCCGCGACATCTACCGAAGCGCCGCGAGCTGCTTCTTGACTCACGAGGCCCCTGTCAGGGGACGCCCTCGATACCTCCGGACGTTGAATGCGTGCCCGCGCACGGGCCATTGCAAGAGCTCTGGCCGTCGGCCTCATCCGGGTGGGGTCCGACCTGCGAAGACTGCTCGGAATTAACCGGAACCGCGGCGGAGGTGGTAGAAAAGCAACAGCCGGGGCGCACATGCTGGGTAGCGAAGCACGCCCCGACTGTCACATCAGGAGAAGGTCAACTAGGCAGTTGCCGCTGCCGAGATGACGGGCCGACGATAGGCGCACTCGCCCTTCCGCCCAATGCAGGGCGGGAAGCAAGCGTGCTGCTCGTGGGTGCTGACGAAGCCGTACTGGTCGACGTAGTTGCCGTCGGCCGGTACGCGCTGTCCGGTCTTCCAGGAACCGTTCGGTCCGAGAGGAAGGTGGGTCTTAGGCATGTTGAAGCTCCTGAAAGCTGAGGTCTGCGAGGAAACCAACGTGGTTCCTCTGTCGGATTCGGCGCCCAAACGCTGCTCCAGTTGTGGAGGCGAATGGTTTCGTCTCGACGGGGGGACCTCGAGCCCAGATTCCTACCGGCATGGCGCCGTCACGATGTCCGCGTCCGGGAGGATCACGGGCTACTTCGGCGCGCCTGTTTGCTGCGACTGCGGCGCCCCGGCGTAGTTTCACCGCCCAGGCCTGCAGCGATCGGGGCCTAGGGAGCGTGCCCAAGGTTGAAGGTGCGCGTCGACGCGCAAGGAGCGGAAATCAACGGTTCGTTCCTTTCGTCCGGATCGATGTCTCGATCTGTCGATCTTGAAGGCGGCATCATGGACACTACACCTAGTGGCCGACAGATTCCTAGAACGCGAGATGTTGTGAGTTACAGCCGTGATATTCCCAGGTCGTGGGATTGCCCTGCCTCCTGGTTCGGCACGGACGGGAACGCACAAACTACGCAAAAGAGCGCCGCACCCGGGAGGGTACGGCGCTCTTGTTTCGCTGGCGCGAAGGTGCCGCCTTCACGAACCAGTTGATGTGGTTGATCATGCCCCTCGGGCGGATCGCCGTCAAATCTTAGCTGAGCTAAACAGAGGTCGACGGCTCGCCACAACCTGGATCGGCACGGGAACTACGTGCTCACCGCATACGTCGGTGGATCCGCGTAACCGTACCTGCACAGCAAAGCGCCCCACCTCGCAATGAGGTGGGGCGCTTTCGTCATGTTTGCGCGGCACTCGCTACTGCCCGGCGCACTCCTGAGTCCACCCCGTGGTGCCGTCGGTGAACTGCGTCGTCCCGGTCTGATACATCGGTCCCGTCATGCAGTAGTCGATGACCTTCCCGGCAAGCGGCTGCGGATCACCATTCGGCGCCCCGGTGTAGCCCACCGGGGGAGCAGTCGCGGGCTGGGACTGCGGCACTGCTGGCTGCGCTTGCTCCAGAGTCGGGGTCGGCTCCACGGCTGGAACCTGCTCGGTGGCCGGCGCTTCGGCCGTGGTCGGGGTCGCGGTCTCCGGCAGGTCCCACTCGACACGGATGTCCTGGCCGCCCTGAGTGGTGTGGTAGCCGATCACCTCAGCCGCATCCGGGACGTCGAGGGTGACGCGTCCGTCCGCGCCAGAGTTCGGAGGCAGATCGATGAACGCACTACTCCCGGGCCCGGAGCACGGCTCCGCGTCGGAGGTATCGATGTTCTTGGTGATCTTCCCGTCGGCGTCGACGTAGTAGAAGTCAGACGACCACAGCCACTGGGTGATCGAAGACGGCCCGACCTGGATTGTCGCGGAGAGACCCTGTTTGGTGATCGAATCGGAGTTGGTGTTGGCGTCGCAGCCGTCGGTGGACAGTGAGGTGTCCGAGATCTCGAGGACCGTCGTCCCGTTCTGGACCACCGTGGCGGTCTCGCCGAGCTGGACTTCGACGGCGCCGCGGGAGTTCAGTCCGGCGCCGGAGTCAGCCGCGGTGGTCGCGATGGTGGTGGGTTCCGGCTGGTCGGTGGTGTCGGAGTTGCCACACGCGGCGAGTAGGAGGAGGGCGGGCGCGAGCGCGGCAGTGCGAAGTTTCATGTCCGGATCATCCCTTATCGTTGCGACGTCCGTTACGTCGCGCTCAGGCTTCACCCCCCTCGTGCCGGGGGACTATCAACTGCACGCCAGATCTCTACCGTGGCGACCATGTCCTGCACCTGGCCGATCGACCGGTCCTGCCTCCCCGAGGCAGCGACCCCCGAGGAGCGTGTGAAGCAACGGCACGCCGAGGACCTGGCCGTGTCGGTGCTCTGGGCGCTGTCCGGGCGGCAGTTCGGTCAATGCCCGGTGATCGCGCGCCCTTGCCCGCAGACGTGCTCGACGTCCAGTGGAACGTACGGAGCCGGCTGGTTCCCAGTATTCGCCGACGGACAGTGGCGCAACCTGACCTGCGGATGCCCCGGTTCCTGCACAGCGTCCGGCCCGAAGGTCGTCCACCTACCCGGACCGGTCGGCGAGGTCCTCACGGTCACGGTCGCCGGCGTCATCCTCGACGAGGCGGCATGGCATCTCGAAGGAGACCGCCTCTACCGCGTCGACGGCGCGGACTGGCCACGTCAGGACATGAACAGTCCGTCCGGCAGTGACGGCACATGGACCGTCACCTACACCCGCGGCATCCCGGTCCCCGACGGCGTCGGGACCCTCGTCGGCATTCTCACCAAGGAGTTCCTGGACGCCTGCGGCGGCGGAAAGTGCCGTCTCCCGCGCCGCGTGCAGTCCGTGTCCCGGCAGGGTGTCTCCTACCAGATGGTCGACCCCACCGACATCTACCGCTCCGGGAAGACCGGGCTCGCCGAGATAGACATCTGGCTGGCCGCGGTCAACCCGATAGCGCTCCAACAAAGGCCGGTCGTCCGATGAGCGACGTCGACTGCATCCTCAACGAGCTGATCTCCGCGCTGCGGGAAGCGTTCGCCCCGGACTCGCAGATGCCTCCGCTCGGCGGTGGCACCACCGAGGTCCGGTTGTTCGCCGGGGACGCGACCCCGCTGGCAGCGTGGGACGCACACCGCGAAGGGGAGGGCTGCGACCACCCGTTCCTGTGGGTGCGGCTGGTCCGCCGGTACCGGACGCAGCAGTTCCCGGCCCCGTACGTCGGGCCTGCCCCGTGCGGGATGCCGACGGCGGTCGCCATCGAAGTCGGGGTCGGGCGGTGCGCGGTCGTCGACGCCGAACCGTCCTGGGAGGAGTACGCCAACGAGGCGGAGATCAGCATCGACGATTCGTGGCGGATCGACCTGGCGCTGTGCCGGGCGATGGGCAAGATCGAGCGCGCCGAGTGCGGGCTGTCCACGGCGATCGACGCCGTGGTTCCTTACGGCCCTGAGGGTGGCGTCATCGCCTGGATCGGGACCGGATACGTCCAACTGACCGGAGGATTTTGATATGGCACAGCGCATCACTGTCGAGGGCACGATCACCCCGTCGGTCCTGCTGTCGACCGGGGAACAGATGACGGTGACCCGAAGCCCGTTCATCGACAAGCTGATCTCCAAGGGGTTCATCCGCGTGGTCGCCGACGATGCTCCCACTCCGACACAGCCGGCCGTCGAGGACCAACCCGTCGTCGTAGTCCCGGCACGCAACGCCAAGCGCGAAGTGTGGGCAGCATTCCTGACCAACCTGAAGATCGAGTTCTCCGACGAGGACGGACGCGACGAACTGATCAATCTCTACGAGGACAGCGAGCACTACGTCCCGGACGACGATCGTGGCTGACGCAGGCTACGAGCTCCAGGTCGACCAGGGGCGGCTGGGTCAGCAAGTCCAGCCGATCCTGGCGCGCAAGGCCGCGTCCCTGACCCGACGGATCGCCGCACAGGCGAAGATGAACGTTCCGGTCCGGACCGGCAACCTGGGGCGGTCGATCCAGGAGGACCCGATCGTGTTCTCCGGCCCGTTCCGGGTCACCTCGGGCGTGACCGCAACGGCCAGCTATGCCGCCGCGGTGCACGAGGGCACCCGCCCGCACGTGATCCGGGCGCGCAACGCCCGGGCGCTGGCGTTCCCCGGCGACGGCGGGCGCACCGTGTTCCGGCGGTCGGTCAACCACCCCGGCACCCGGCCCCGTCCGTTCCTACGCAACGCCGCAGAGCAGGTGATCCGGGACGAGCAGCTCGGCTGAGCCGCTGCACTGCCGGTGGCTAGCCTGGCCCGCGTCGCACCACCCCGATCGAAGGACGGCCTCGAATGACCAGCTTCAACGACGACCCCGCGAAGATCGCCCGCGACGAGGCGGACCTTGCCGAACGCAAGCGGCGCCTCGGCCTGGAGAAGACCGACGGCCCCGAGGTGATCGAGATCGACGAGTCCGGCGAGGTGAAGGCGGAGACCGCCGTCGCCACCGTCGACGAGCCGGAGCCGTGGCCGCACGAGATCCTGACCGACTTCTACGGAGAGGACTGGGAGGTCCGCAAGCCGAGCGAGCAGGCGCTCGCCGGATTCGCGCTGGCCTCGGGCAAGTACGTTCCGCAGAAGCTCCAGAACGACCTCGTCGGGCTGTTCATCAAGAACCACATGTCCGAGGAGTCGCACGAGCGGATGTACGAGCGGCTGATGAACCCGGACGACCCGGACTTCACCCCCGCCACGCTCGGCGAGATGATGAAGGAGATCGCCACGTTGGGTCGCTCCACGGCTAGTGTCGAGTCGTGAGCGCAGACGAAGACATGCTGGCCCAGGCAGTCCGGGACATCGTCTCGGACGCTTCGGCGTCACTGGCCGGCGCGGTATCGGCCGGAGCCCGGCTCGGCGCGATGCTCGCCGGCGTGCACCGCGGTCTCGTGCAGGGCGGCGCCTCCGCGCACGTGGCCCTGGAGGTCACGAAGTCCGTGGCAGAGGCGGCATTCCGCAAGCCCTGAGCCTGCACCACTGCTCTCTAGCCTGACGGGGTGACCACCCCCAGCGGCTCCATCGGAATCGGCGTTTCGATCGACGCCGACGACCTGACGTCCGAGATCACTCGGGCCGTGCAGTCGGCGATGTCCGACGTGCTGCGCTCAGTGCGCACCGGGATGGGGCAGGTCGAGGGCGCGCTCGGCGGTATCGACACCTCCGGCTTCGCTGACATCGCCCAGGCGGCGCGGGAAGCTGCCGAGCAGGCCGACTGGGCGGCGCGTGACACCGCCTCGTCGGTGGACCGCACCGGGCAGCAGATCGACCGCAGCGCGCAGCAGGCGGCGCGGTCAGTCAACACGTCCCTGTCCCGGATCGACGCCTCGTCGCTGTCGCGGATCGCCTCCGGCGCCGACGACGCGATGGACCACCTGCGCCAGCTCGACCGGTGGCAGCTCCAGGCGCTCACCGCCGAGGTCAACCGCGCCGGACAGAACATCGGTCAGGAGATCGGAGCCGGAGCCTCGCACGCCGAGCGCACCCTGGGCCAGCTCGACTCCGCCTCGCTGGAGAACCTGCTCCGCTCGATCAACGACGTCACCCGTGAGATGAACGGCGCCACCGACGAGACAGAGCAGCTGTCGAGCCGGTTCGAGGGGCTGGGCTCCCGCGGCGACGGCTTGGTGAAGAACCTGGCCGGGGTCGCTGCCGGGGTGGCCGGGGTCGGGGCGGCGATGGACACCGTCGGCGCCGCGATCGAGCAGGCCGACCTCAACAACAAGCTCGCCGCGCAGCTCAACCTGGATCCCGCCGAGTCTGAGAAGGCGGGCCGGATCGCCGGGACGCTGTACGCCGGCGCGTACGGCGAGTCGATGGAGCAGGTGAACGACGCCGTCGGCGCGGTGGTCTCGTCGCTGGGCAACCTGACCGACACCTCCGAGGGTGAAATCCAGTCCCTCACAACTAAGGCGCTGGACCTGTCGGCGGCGTTCGGGGTGGACGTCGCGCAGTCCGCGCAGACGGCGAACAACCTGATCCGCAACGGGCTGGCGAAGGACGGCGCCGAGGCGTTCGACCTGATCACCGCCTCGATGCAGACCGTTCCGGCGCAGATGCGCGACGAGATCTTCCCGGTGATGGACGAGTACTCGACGTACTTCCAGTCGATCGGGTTGTCCGGCACCGAGGCGATGGGCCTGATCACCAACGCCGCGCAGGGCGGCGCGATCGGGATGGACAAGGCCGGGGACGCAATCAAGGAATTCGGGATCCGCGCCACCGACATCGGCGACAAGGGCGCGGTCGAGGCGATGGAGTCGATGGGACTCAACGCGACCGACATGGCGAACGCCCTGCTTGCGGGCGGCGACACTGCTCGGGACGCGTTCCAGCAGATCGTCACCGGACTGCAGGGCATCACCGACCCGGCCGAGCAGGCGTCGGCGGCGGTGGCCCTGTTCGGCACCCCGCTTGAAGACCTCGACAAGGCGAAGATCCCTGGATTCCTGGCGGGGCTGTCCAACGCCGACTCTGCGCTGGGCGATGTCACCGGGCGTGCGGAGGCGATGGGTGAGACGCTCAACTCCGGCCCGGGTGTGGCGCTGGAGACGTTCAAGCGCACCCTCCAGCAGAGCCTCGTCGACGGGCTCGGCTCTACGGTGCAGTACTTCCAGGAGAATGAGGGCGTCGCGAAGGCGCTCGCCGTGGCGCTCGGGGCGCTGGCGACAGCCTACGTGGGGATGAGGGTGGCCTCTGCTGCCTCGGCGGTGGCCCTGGGCGTCCACACCGCCGCGACCGGCGGCAACACCGCCGCGCTGGCGGCGAACCGGCTGGCGATGGGCGCTGCTGCGGTCGCCTCCGGGGTGATGCGGGTCGGGCAGCTCGCGGGGGCGGCGGCGACCGGGGTCGCCACCGCCGCGCAGTGGGCGTTCAACGCCGCCCTGTCGGCCAACCCGATCACCCTCATCGTCATCGCGATCGCCGGGCTGGTCGCGGGCCTGGTCGCGTTCTTCACCAAGACCGAACTCGGGCGCGAGCTGTGGTCCTCGTTCGTCGAGTTCCTGGCCTCGTCGTGGGAGACGGTCAAGGGAGCCTTCCAGGCGGCGTGGGAGTTCATCTCTCCGATCCTGTCGGGCATCTGGGACTTCGTCTCGAACGTCCTGGTCGGCGCGTTCAACACGCTGGTCTCCGTGGTCACCACCGTGTTCGACGCGATCGGCGCGGTGATCAGTTACGTGTGGAACTCGGTGGTCATGCCGGTGTTCAACGTCTGGCAGACGGTGATCATGGGGATCATCGTGCCGATCCTGATGTTCCTGTGGAACTCGGTCGTGGTGCCGGTATTCCAAGGCATCGGCAACATCATCAAGACCGTGTGGGACACCGTCATCTCGGTGGTGTTCACCGCGATCAAGGTCGGGATCGACGCGCTCGGTGCTGCCGCGAACTGGCTGTGGAACAACGTCTTCGTCCCGGTGTGGAACGGTATCGGCGCGGCGATCTCGTTCGTGTGGGAGACGATCATTCTGCCGGTGTTCGACGCGATCAAGGCCGGCATGGACGGGGTCGGGGCGGCGGCGTCCTGGCTGTGGAACAACGTCATCACTCCGGTGTGGAACGGTATCGGGGACACGATCCGCTGGGTGATCGACAACGTGATCACCCCGGCGTGGGAGGGCATGAAGTCCGGTCTCCAGGCGGTCGGGGACTTCTTCTCCACGGTGGTCACCGGCATCGGCAACGTGTGGAACGGGCTGCGCAACCTGCTCGCCAAGCCGATCAACTTCCTGATTGGGACGGTCTACAACGAGGGTATCCGCAAGGCGTGGAACAAGATCGGTGAATTCATCCCCGGACTGGTCACCGCCCCGGAGCTGCCCACCATCCCCGAGTACCGCACCGGCGGCGCGCTGCGTGGGCCGGGCACCGGGACGTCCGACGACATCCTCATGTGGGGCTCGAACGGCGAACACATGGTCACCGCAGCCGAGGTACTGGCTGCAGGCGGGCACGGGGTGCTCTACGCGATCCGCGACATGATCGCCCGCGGCATCCCGTTCTCCTGGGACAACGGGCGGGTCATCTCCACTATCGGCGAGGGCAACCTCTCGCGGTACGGCACGGCAGTGCAACGCAAGGGCCTGGGCAACGTCGAGCCGGAGGGGTTGTTCAACCCGCTCCTCGCCCCGAAGTACAAGGACGGCGGCGCGATCGAGCTCGAGCCGTGGATGCTCCAGCTCGCCAAGGGACACCGGTTCGCGCAGGCGCAGCACGGCAAGCCGTACCAGTGGGCCGGCCCGACCGGTCCGGGCAGCTCGTTCGACTGCTCTGGGTTCATGGGCTCGATCGCCGCGGAGATCCTGGGCGGCGACCCGTGGCGCCGGTACTGGGCCACCGCCTCGTTCGCCGGATACCCGACGGTCGGCCCGCAGGGCTTCACCAAGGGACTCGGCGCAGGATTCACCATCGGCGTGACCGACGACCCGGGCGGTCCGGGCGGCGGGCACACCGCCGGGGTGCTCGGCGAGGTGCCGGGCATGTTCGGGGTGGCCCGGGTCGAGTCGGGCGGAGCGATCGGCGACGTGCACTACGGTGCCGGTCCCGATGTCCGGTCGTTCGCCGGGGTGTACACGTTGCCCATCGGCGCCAACGGGTTCTTCCAGCCCGGTGAGGGCCTGTCGGTCGGCCCGACCCCGGAGGAGCAGCGGTCGTTCCTCGGCGAGAAGGTGCACGACGTCCTCACCGCGATCACCGACCCGATCAAGGGCGCGATCGTCGGCGCGGTCGGCTCGCCGCCGCCGCACTGGCGCTCGGTCCCGCCGAAGTACCTCGATGCCGGGGCGGACGCTGTCGCCGACGGCACCGACGCGGTGATCGACGGGCTCGGCGACATGCTGTCGTCGGCGTGGACGGCGGCGAAGGGGCTCGGCTCCTCGCTGCTCGACACCCTCAACCCGTTCGACTCCGGCGGTCTGGCGTTCGGCAAGGGGTTCCTGCCGAAGAACGTCATCGCCCCGGAAAGGGTGCTCTCCCCGGAGCAGACGAAACTGTTCGAGATTCTGGTGACCTCGCTCCAGGCGCTCGCCAATGGCGACTACGACGGCGGGCTGAGCCGCGTCGGCATCCAGGAGGACCACCCGGTCGTCGACGCCGCGCTGACCATGCAGGAAATTGCAGCGTCGGTCGACGCGCTGGTCAACCGCGGCGACTACGACGGCACGATGTCGCGGTTCGGGGTGCAGGAGGACCACCCACTGATCGACGCGGTGTTGACCATGCGTGAGGTCGCCACGTCGGTCGATGCCCTGGTCGCCAAAGGTGACTACGACGGCACCCTGTCCCGATTCGGGATCCAGGAGGACGACCCGGTCGTCGACGCGGTGCTCACCATGCGTGACACCGCGCTCGCCGTGCAGGACGTCGCCGGGTCGGTGGGCACGCTGGTAGAGAAGGGCGACTACGACGGCACCTTGTCGAGCTACGGCATCCAGGAAGACCACCCGGTCATCGACGCGATCCTCGACGTCCGCGACGCGGTGGTCGAGGCACTGGGCAGCAGCGCGTCCAAGGTGGCCGGGGACATCGTCGCGGCCATGGCCCCGACCCCGAGGGACCTCGCGGAGAAGATCGACCCGGACACTCTGCGGTTCATGCAGGACACGCAGGCTCAGCTCACCGAGCAAGGCGAGATCATCTCGGAGACCGCGGAACTGGCGAAGCGCAACGAGTCCTCCACCGCCCTCGTCGTCGCCGAGCAGTACCGGCAGATCGAGAAGCAACTCGTCGAGGTCACCAACCGCCTCACCGGCGGAGTGCTCGGCCCGGTCGTGCAGTCCGCGATGCAATCCGCGCTCGGGCTGGTAGAGAAAGCGCTGGAGGCATCCACCGGGGACATCACCGCCGCGCAGGACAAGACCACCGAGGCCGTGAAGGACATCGACGTCTCGGGCGGGTCCACCGACCCAGCGCCGCCGTTCGGGGCGCCCGGCTCGGCGTTCGACTTCGCCACCGAGCTGTCCAACGCCGTCGTGTCGGTCACCGACACCGCCAGCCAGGCGATTCTCCAGGTCGGCATGGACATCGCCAAGGCGGCGCTGCAGCAGCAGAAGTCGACCGTGGACAACAGCCGCGGCGTGCTCGGCGACGAGAACAACTCCGGCGGGTTCCTGGTCGACACCATCGTGCGGCTGACCGGGGTGGAGATCCAGATCCGCGACACGATCTACGCCGTCGCCGACGAGATCAAGAAGTTCCGCGGCGAGCAGTTCCAGACGTTCGACGAGACCGGCGCGCTGCTCTCGGACACCGCCTCGCTGCTGGAGCGTTCGGCATCGAGCACCGACCTGGTCATCGCCGAACAGAACCGGATCAACCGGGAGCTGATCAAGGCGGTGCTGCGGTATCTGATGCTCAACGTCGTCCTGCCGATCCTCATGGCGCTGATGACCGCGATGATCACCGTCGCGGTCACAGCGATCGGCGCGGCAATCGGCGCCGCGATCGGCGGTCCGATCGGCCTAGCCCTCGGCGCCGCACTCGGCGGCATCATTGGCCTGGCCCTGTCCGCTGCCGCCGCCGCGGTGATCGGCGGCATCGGGCTCGGCGCCGGGGCGGCGATCGACAGCTTCGACCAGGGCGGCATCGCCAACGGCATCGGTGTCCTGCCGAAGAACACGGTCCAGCCCGAGCGGGTGCTCTCGCCCAGGCAGACGGCCAGCTTCGAGCGGCTGGTCGACCTGCTCGACGGGTCGGGCCTGTCCGGCGGCGGCAGCCGCACTGTCCAGATCGGTTCGATGACCGTGCAGGGCACGCAGGCGGCGGAGAAGACCTCCGACAAGCTGCTGTCACTGCTCAACAGCTGAGGAGTGTGGGATGCCGTTCCGAGGATGGATGGAGCTCAACGGCGAGGAGTTCACCAACTCCTCGCGGTTGCTCGCCCACCTGCGCCCTCCCGCGCCGGCGAATGACGAGGCGATCGCACCGCCGATGTCGTGTGCGTGCGACGTGACGATCCCGTACGACGACACCTGGCCGGAGCTGGAGGCCACGCTCAACAACGGGCCGTACACCCTCGACACCGCCCCGTGGTACGACGCGTCCCGCCCTGAGTCGGCGGAGTTCGCCGGGGTGTGGGTGATGGACGTGCAGGGCCTGGACACGGTTCCGGTGCAGCGTGACATCTCCGAGGCGGTGTGTGCGGGTGGGGTGGCGAGCTGGGCGCGGGACCGGTCCCGGCAGCTGACCTTCTCCGCCCTGATCGTGGCCTGTTCCAACGCGGGGGCGCGGTACGGGCTCAACTGGCTGAGTTGTGTGCTGCGCCAGTCCAACGTGCGCGGCGGGGTGGACCTGAAGTTCTACCGGGCTCATCCGTCGGGCACGTCGGCTCCTCCTGCCAGCCAGCTGCGCACCACCTACGGCACGGTGCTCACCACGTCCCCGAAGGTCGTGGAGATCGCCGGGAGGGGCGGCGGCACCCGGCATCGGCAGGGCTCGATCTTCCGCGTCGAGTGGGAGATGGTGTGCACCAACCCGTACCTGTACGGCGAGTCGGTCACCGCTGCGGTGGGCTGGGACTCGATCGTCGAGGAGTCGATCGAGTGGGCGCACGCCCCGGACTGCGAGGACACCGCCAGCTGCGACCTGCCGACGATCTACAACGCCGAGTGCGCCCCGCCGGTCATCGAGCTGGAGGCGGCGCAGATCCCGGTGTGCGGCGGCTGCCTGCCGCTGTGCTCGATCGAGCGACGCACCTGGCAGCTGTCGGGGGTGCTGCCCTCTGTATGTGAGGAGACCACCGTCTCGGTGCGGGTGCAGAACACCGGGGAGGACCCGCTCACGGTGAACTTCTTCTGGCGTCCGTGCGGCTCGACTGAGCAGTGCGACAAGACCGCAGCGATGTCGGTGTCTGGGCTGCCCGGCGGGATGACCGTGGTCGCCGACTCCATCACCGGACGCCCGTACATCGACAACAACGGGGTGCGCCAGCGGCAGGTCGGGATCGTCACCACCCCGACCGGTGCACCCTGGCGCCCGATAATGCTGGACACGCTGATGTGTTGGGAGTTGGTCGCCGAATCCGCTCCTGGTGCGCAGTACACGGTGATCCTGGAGCTGAGGGAGCGAGACTCGTGAACGTGCAGGTAGGGCTGGAGGCGATCGCCGAGGCCGAGGTCTCCAGCGACCCGGAGCTGTGGGCGCAGACCATGCAAACCCAGAACGAGGAGGAGCAGCCGTGACCGTCGGAGTGAGCACCGTCAACGTCGCGAACGAAGTACTGGACTGGCTGCGCGGCGTGGCCCCCGCCACGATCGCCGGGATGTACGTCAAGCTGCATACCGGGGACCCTGGCGCCGCCGGGGCGTCGAATGCCTCGGTGGTGACTACCCGTCGGCAGGCCACGATGAATGCCGCGGCCGGCGGGTCGATGACCCTGGCGTCGATGTCCGGGTCGTGGGCGATGACCGGTACCGAGACGATCACCCACATCTCGGTGCACGACGCCTCGACCGGCGGCAATTTCTTGTTCTCCGGGGCGCTGAGCACGCCGCGCTCGGTGGTCAACGGGGACACGCTAACGATGACCTCGCTGGTCGTAGGCAATACCCCGCTCGCCGCCTGATCTCGACGACCGCAGAAGGGAGCAGGTGACTCATGTCCTCGATGGGGATGAACAAGTCGGGGACGCAGACACTCGCCCGCGCTTCCTGGGTCAAGCTGACCTCGTTCACGGTGCGGTCCGGGTATCCGGACACGGTCATCTCGAACGACGCCCTGGTGATGAATGCCCCGGGCGTCGGGGACATCACGTTCCAGGTGTCGTTTGAGTCGACCGGCGACGTCCAGCAGGTCCGGGTGGTGAAGAACGGGGTCACCGTGCTCGGCAGCGCGGTGAACGTCGGGGTGCTGGGCACGATCTCCGGGGAGACCGTCGCCGCCGGGGACACTCTCGAACTGCAGGGCTACTCGAACTCGTTCTTCACCACCCGGACCCGGGTCACCGCGACGAGCACGTTCCTCGCATTCGACCAGACCACACAGGATCATCCGGCATCGTCCGGCCCGGAGGTCGGTTGGTACACCTCGTCGTCGGTGGAGGCGGAGAAGTACGCCGCCGCGAACCCCACCACACTCGGGTGGTCCACGACCGCGGGTGTGGACCTGGACGTCGCCGCCGCTGCCGCGCCGAGCATCGGCTGGGCGGTCGACGCGTTCCTCTGCAAGCCGGAGAACTACGAGGGCACCGCCGACACGGTGATCGGCTGGCATACCGAGGCCGACCTGACGGTGCTGCGCAAGGCGCAGCCGCCGGAGGTGTTGTGGGAGGACACGGCGGTGTCGGTGCACACCGCCGACGGTCGTCTGCTGGGGGCGCTGCTGTGCTCGTCGATGGAAGGCATCACCTGGGGCAGGGAGCTGCGCGAGGTGTCGAGCTGCGAGATCACCGCGCTCACGCAGGCCGACCCGGACCTGTTCGAGGACCTGCGACCGTGGGTGCACTGGGTGACGGTGTGGCACGGGGAGCGCCCGGTGTGGTCGGGACCGATCCAGCAGGCGACCATCGGGCGCACCCGCACCCGGATCACCGCCAAGGACACCGGCACGTTCATGTGGCGCACCCGGGTGCCGATCACCCGGCAGTGGGCGGACACCGACCCGACGAAGATCGCGGCCACGGTGCTCGCCTCGATGAACGAGCTGCACGGGATCACCGCCCCGCCGATCGTGCTCCCGGCGGTGACCGACGCGTTCACCTACGCCGCGGTGGCGGACTCGCGGATGCTCCACCAGATGTTCGACGACCTGGTCAAGCTCGGCCTGGAGTGGACCGTGGTCGCGGGCCGGTTCATCCTCGGCAAGTTCCCCGAGGCACCGGTCGCCACGCTCGCCGAGTGCGACTTCCTGGTCGAGATCGAACGGATGCGGGACGGCACCGCCACGTTCAACGACGTGCGGGTGCAGGGGCAGAACTGGGCACAGTCGGCGACGGCGCCGCTGGCCGGGCTGCGCTTGCAGACCCTCGTCTCGCTCGACGACGTGTTCGGGGTGTCGAACATCCAGAAGGCGGCACGGCTGTACGCCGCCGAGACCGCGGCGATCCGGGACGTGCTGGTGCTGCCGCCCAGCTCGTCGCTGCACCCGGAGGCGGACGTCGACTTCGACGACCTGATCCCCGGCAAGGTGCTGCTGGTGCAGGCAGAGGGCGTGTCGTCGCTGATGCGGATCGATCAGGTGAACGTGTCCGCATCCCCGGCCGGCTTCGACACGCAAATTACCCTCGTCGCGGTCCAGAACCGCGGGGAGATCGCCGAACTGGTGGGAAGGTGACATGTCGGGCACAGCGAAGGTGAAGCCTCCCAAGAACGACGCCGAGTGGGCGCGCGGGATGCAGCGCCGGGTCGAGCAGGTCGAGCACCCCTCGTCCACCCGGATCGGGCCGTGGGTGCTGTCCTCCGAGCAGGAGTCCGGCGACCTCATCGCCTCCCACGTCAACGGCGGCGCGGTCAAGCTCGCCCAGAAGCCAGAGGGCGAGGGCGAGGCCGACGCGGTCTCGTCCGGCTGGTCGCACATCAAGGTCTCCCGGCAGACCTCACAGACCATGAGCCGCGGCACCCACACCCCGGTCGCGTGGGACTCGGTGGACTCGCAGTCGAGCGACTGGTCCGCCACACCGGGCTCGACCACCTTCGTCATCCCGCAGAACGGGGTGTGGCTGATCAACTACCGCCTTTACTTCGGGGCGCTGGCCGACGTCCTGGTGGAGTCGTTCGTGATCATCGACGGTTCGCCCCGGTCGGCGAACCGTACGGTGAGCGCCAGCGCTGAGCCGATGCTCTCGTGCACGGAGGTCTTCACCCTCAACGAGGGCGCCGAGATCGTGTGCACCGCCGGCAAGGCCGGAAGCGGCACGTTCACCATCGGCCCGTACGTGGGCGGGTCAGCGATGACCTCCCTGTCCTTGACCCGTCTCCCGATCGGATGAACTGACATGGCGCAAGTGTGTGTCTCCCGCAACCTCGATATCACCGGCGGCGCGCTGTCGGTGCAGCCCTGGTCGGTGCCACGGCACGTGTACGACCAGTCCTTCTCCTCCGTCGGCAACGGCACGTACGGGGCGCAGACCAACCTGCCGGGGAAGCTGATGATCGACTCGGGGGTGCAGGCGTGGACCAACACCTCACCGTTACCCGCACAGGTGCTGTTCCGGCTCCACCGCGGCTCACGGTACTTCGCGGTGTCTTCCCCCAACGTCGTCCAGGTCCGGGACCGGTTCACCGTCGCGATCGAGGAGACGCCGCGGGTGCCGGACACCTCGAACCAGTACCAGAGCGCGTCCGGCGGCGGGGTGGACATGTCCACCAACACCGCGGCGAAGCCGTACGCCGGTCTGCTGCGGATCTGGGACGACGCGATGATCACCGAGGAATGGTTCGGCCCGGTCGGTCCCGGCGAGACGTTCCGGTTCCACTACCGGGCGACGCTGTGGACGCCGCCGCCGTGGTCGAACAACGCCAATGACAACGTCCCGTTCCACGAGTGCGAGATCGACCCGGTCCGGGTACAGCTGCTCGCCTTCCCGACACAAGACCTGGAGGTGATGGGATGAGTCTGAGAGTGTGCACCGCCGAGTTCATGACGTCGACGACGAAAGGCACCGGCTTCTCCCCGTCGTGGATGCCGCGGATGGTGGCAGAACGCATGTCGGCGTCCGGCCGGGACGGGAGCACCGAGCGGGCGCCGGACGGGATCCCGTTCATCGACACCGACATCCTGTGGACCAACACCACCGACGACCCGCAGCACCTACACATGACCGTGCACCGGGCGAGCCGGTCGCTGGTCTCCTCCAACCCGAACACCGTCGCGATCGACGACGCGTACTCGTTCGACGTCGGGCTGTCCCCGGCGGCGCCGATCCCGGCGGTGACCAACAACGGGTTCGGGGCGCGGCTCAAGGCGAGCCGGTCGACAGCGACCTCGGTGCTGTTCGGGCGGATCTTCCGGGACATCCCGGACTGGGTCACCAACGTCGACATCGGACCTATCGACCCGGGCGAGTCGGTGCACTTCCGGTACCGGGCGCTGTACTCCACGCCCGGGCAGTGGCGCACCGGCACCAGCGCCCGGCACGAGATGTACGCCCGGTGGGCGAGGCTGCGGCTGTGGGCCGCGCCGTGGGTGAACGGGAGCATCTGATGACTTACCCCTGCGTCGACCTCGACGACTTCGAGATGGTGGACGGGACGCACCTGCGCCCGAAGGATCACATGCAGTGGCGTCATGTCGCGCTCAACTACGCCAACGGGGTGATCATCTCGTTCGATCCGAACGACGGGGTCGCCAAGGATGTCGCGCTGCACGAGGTGCAGGCGCAGTGGACCAACACCACGCCACGTGATCAGTACGCCTACGCGCTGCTCACCCGGGCCGGTGGGAGAGTGGTGCTCCAGTCGCAGTCCTCCGCCTACATCCAGATGTCGGTCGGGCAGACCTCCGGGGTCTCGCCGGCCGACCCGTCGGCGCTCACGGCCTACTCCAAATTCGGGGTCGGGTACACCCGTGGCGTCACCGCCGCCGGGGAGGCGTACTACGGCGTCATCGAGACCCGCATGGGCGAGCGCACGGCGGTGCTCGGGGACCGGGTGCTGCTGGCGCCGGGGGAGACGGTGAAGTTCAAGGCGGCGCTGCGGTTCGTCTCGACGTACTGGGAGTACCGCGACATCTACCAGGGCGACGTCGAGACGGAGGCGGAGGTCGACTCCGGCGAGTCGCAGATCGACATCTACGCCTACCCGGCGCTGTAGTTCACCACCACTCGTTACGGTGGCGCGCATGGCCTCACACGCTCCACCACCGCCGGGTCCGATGTTCGACCCCCCACCTTCCGACGCCGACCTGTTCTCCCAGATCGAAGACGTCGAGCAGGGCGCCGGGCGGTGGCACTCGATCACCGTTGAGGGCATCACTCTGCGGGCCCGCAAGCCGCAGCCGACGGCGCTGCGCTCGCTTACGGCCGCCACCTCCAAGTCGGTCGGGGCGGCGATGCGCAACGACATGGTGACCCTGTTCGTCCAGGACCATCTCGACCCCGAGTCGTGGGAGCGGCTGCTGGTGCACATGCTCGACCCGGCGACGGACTTCGATGTGAAGTCCCTCGGGGAGGTGATGAAGCGCATCGCCACGCTCGGGACCAACCGCCCTACCGTGCCGTCGTCAGTCTCGCGCTGGCGGCGGCGACCTACTGGCGCACGCTTCGGGCAAAGCTGATCCTCGCCGGGATCGCCGACCCGCTGCGTCAGCTGCCGGACCTGCACGCGCTGCTCGACGTGGTGGAGGCGGTGGCCGGGGAGTCGATGACCCGGGACGAGCTGGGCCAGTTCCACTTCCAGCTCTACCGCCCGGACCCGTCGGAGAAGCCGGTCGGGTTCGAGGAGGATGAGCAGCTCGATGCGTTCGCCGCGTTCGAGGCGGTGGCAGGAGGCCTGAAGTAGCGGCCTGTTCGTGGCGAGGTCTGCGGTGCACGGTGTGTCTTTACCGTGGTCGCCATGTCGCCCAGGTATTGGCCGCTCGAGCGCGGCCACATCGTCACATCCGGGTTCGGCCCTCGGTGGGGCGGGATGCACTTCGGCGTCGACTTCGGATGGGACGGCGGCTCCGGCGGCCTGCCCATCTACGCCGTCCAGGGTGGCAGCGTTGTCAACGTCGGGCCCGCCTCCGGGTTCGGGCAGTGGATCGTGATCGACCACCCAACCGAAGACGGAGCGGGCACCACGATCTATGGGCACATCATCCCCGAAGTCCAGTACGGCCGGCGTGTCGAGGCGGGCCAGCGGATCGGGCACATCAACCCGGACTCGCGCACGAACGGCGGCGTCGCCCCACATCTGCACCTCGAGTGGCATCGGGCTGTGTGGTCACCGCCCGGCCCGAACCGACTCGACCCACTCCCTCTCCTCGCCGGGGCGCTGTTCCCGGACGAGGCACCGCCCGCGCCGGCTACTTCCGTGCAGCTTGAGGGGTATTCCGACTACGTGCGGGAAGGGTTCGCGCAGCTCGTCCCACCGAAGGGAAACCGATGACCCTCTACGGCATCGACGTCAGCAACCATCAGCGGGAGTTCAACTTCGCCGCAGCCAAGCGCGAGGGGTTCGTGTTCGCCACCCACAAGGTCACCGAAAGCGACGACTACCGCGACCCGTACTGGCCCCGCGCCCGCGACCAGATGCGCGAGCACTTCCCCGGACTGTTCGGCGGCTATCACTTCGCCCGCAACGATGTGGACGTGAACCGGCAGGCCGACGCGCTCCTCGCCCACCTCGGCGACCCGTCGATCCCGGTGCAGCTGGACTACGAGGACACCGACACCCGCGGCTCGATCGACAACATGAAGGCCCTGATCCGCGCGATCGAAGATCGCGGGATGCGGGTGTTCGCGAACTACCTGCCGCGCTGGTACTGGACCGGACACATGGGCGCACCCCGCCTCGACGGCACCCCGCCGATCTGGAACAGCCACTACGTGAACGGCACCGGATACGCGTCGGTCTTGTACCCAGGCGACAGCCATGCCGGCTGGGCGGAGTTCCACACCGACGCGCCACGGGTGGTCATCCTGCAGTTCTCCGAACGCGGCCAGGTCGCCGGCCAATCCATCGACGTCAACGCCTTCCGTGGCACCGAGCAAGAACTCCGCGCGCTCTTCGGCAGCGCCCAACCCAAGGGGGAACCCGTGACCGACCTCGTAGAGCAGGGCGCCGGACAGCTACATCCGCAACCGGGCCGCCTACGTCCGATCGCGAGACCACAGAACGTCAACCCGTCGACGCGCACCCCGGACGAGCCGTGGCCGTACGACATGTGGTGCGATATCTGGAACGAGACCGTGTTCGACGGCTACGACATCCGCCCCGAATACGCCGACGTCCCCGACGACATGGGCCGCTCCCTCGTGGCCCTCGTGCAGACCGTCGCGGCCCGCCAGGTCCGCGAGAAGGTGCAGCTGGACCGCATCGAATCCAAGCTCGACCGAATCCTCGGGGAGAAGAAGCTGTGAAGAACCTCGGCAAGAATTGGCCCGCCATCCGACAGGTCGCCTACAGCGTTCTCGCTGCGCTCCTCGCCCTCGGGGTGGCGCTGAACGTCATCACCGAGGACCAGTCGACGCAGTGGCTGTCGATCGCCACGTCGATCCTCGGTGCGCTGGGGCTGCTCGTTGCGAACCTGTTCGTCGACCGCACCTCGCCAGCGCAGGAGGCGAAAATCGAGCAGGCCGTCGAGGTGGGTCTTGAGCGTGCAGCTCAGCGGGTGCAGCCGCAGGTACAGGCAGGCATCGATCACATGAACGATCTACGCGAGCAGTACGTCGACCCGTTCATCCGGCGATGACGCGGGAAACGTGAGAATGCGCCCCACCGCTTCGCGAGGTGGGGCGCATTCCGTGTGATCGCAGGCGTGTCAAGGTTACGAGTTCACGAGCTGGCTGGCGCGCTGGAAGGTGACACCGAGGATTTCGCCGATGTCACGCACAGGCACCTGACGGTCGGCGAGCTCACGCGCGAGCACCTTTGATTCGGCGAGTGCGTGCCGTTCGAGTCGTTCGGCTTCGCGGCGTTCGTTGCGGATCTTCTCGGCGCGAGCGCCGGCGTCGGGAATGTCTTCGACATCGACGTGCATGTCGATGTCGAACGAGTCGGGTGCGGTGATCGTTCGGAGTGCGATGAGGTCTCGGGCCATTGCTTCGGCTTCGCCGATTCGTCGCGCCTGGGTGAGTTCGTCGAGTTCGGGGATTGCGACCATCCACCACTTGCCTTCGCGGGTGACGTTCACGCGATAGGTAGTCATGTCGGTGTTCCGTTCTGTCGTGTCGGTGTAGCGGGGGTGCTGGGGCCGGTTTCCCGGCCCCAGCGGTGTGGCTACTCGCGCTTGCTGGCGGCGATTGCCTTGTTCACTTGACGTACGACGCCCGGGGAGACTGTCCGGTGTCCGATTGGAACCGAGACTGTCGTTCCGTTCGGTCCGTCCCAGATCTCGTGACTTCCCGAAGTGCGTTGCGGGGTGAAACCTGATTCTTTGAGGAGCTTCTGGATCTTCCGGGTGGGCTGCTCTGCAATCACAACGTTAGTCTATTCACTAGACTGTTTCTAGTCAAGCGAGTAGACAAAATATCGATGTGGCTAGGGCGCATGGAAACGCCCCCACCCTCGTCGCGAGGATGGGGGCGCTTTCGCCGTGTGGACGTGGGCGGTGCTTCCCGGGCCGAAGCCCCACCGCCCACGCGAGGATCCAGCCTACGACGCGACAGGCGCCGCCAGCCATCTCCTGACCGTCGCCTCCGACTTCCCGATCTCATCCGCGATCGCATAGTTCGACCACCCGTCAGCGCGGAGCTGGCGCGCACGGTGACGCAGTGCGTCCACCGTGTCGCCCGGCACGTCATCCGGTCGCGTCTCTTCGGCTGGTTCGGACGCGGCCACCACGGTGAGCTGCGCTGACGCATGCGACGCCGGTGCGTCATCGGATGCGATCGGCTCGGTAATAGTATTTACCGGCCGATTGTTGTCACTGGACGACGTCGTGCTCGTGCGCGCCCGGGCGCGCACGATCGCCAAGTGCGTCACCGCCAGCGCAGCTGCTGGAGGAACCACCGCCACCGCAGTGCCTACTGCCGGATGCAGCGGCCCGGCCGGCAACAGCACATGCGCGATGTTCCCGGCCACCGACACGACTGCGCCGAGCCACAGCAGCGACCACGCGTACCGCCGCGCCCCACTGTCGGCGGCGAACGTCACCACCGCCCACGTGCCGGCGAGGATCAGCCCGTCGACGACCAGCGGCCACACGGCCGCCTGCGCGCGCCCCAACCCCGCTCGCGCCGCCAGGTCCGCCAGTGCGGTGTACGACAGCCACAGTGCCGCCAGCCCGAGGGCTGCAACGAAGAGGCCGTCCCGAGGTGTCACCCGAGGTGCTGACAATGTCCCATCTCCTTCTGATCGGTGCGATGCGGACCGCCCTTCCTCGGCCCGCATCGCGATGTACCGCTTATGAACCGGAAACCCCGTAAACCGCCCGGAACTACGGGCACCAATCGGCGCCGACCATCACCCACGGATTCACTCGATACGCTGCACCAACCGAACCCACCCGCCCCCGCCAACACCCACCCCGCCACATAAGCCCTGGCGAGGCGGCGGAGGACCCGGGTTCGATTCCCGGCAGCTCCACCGGAACGCGAAGGACCCCGGCCACCCGGCCGGGGTCCTTCGCATCTGCCGGACCTCTACGGTTACCGGCATGGAGTACAAGCCGACGGCCGTGGTCGCCGCGGGCGGAGCGGTGGGCGCCGTGGCCCGGTACGCCCTGGCCGTGCAGTTCCCCGGCATCTGGACGATCGCGGCGATCAACGTCGCCGGCTCGCTGCTGCTCGGCCTCGTCGCCGCGCTGCTCGGTCCCGATCGCCTGTGGCGCCTGTTCCTGGGTGTCGGCGTACTCGGCGGCTACACCACCTTTTCCACGTTCGCCGTCGACACCGTCCGCCACCCCGCGACGGCCGTCCTGTACGTGACTGTGACCCTCGTCGGGGCACTCACGGCGGCACGCGTCGGGATGGCCACCGGTGAGGCGTGGCGGCACCGGTCGGCGACCCGATGA